ATCCAAAACGCTTGCGGAATTATCTACAACAGTAGACGTCCCGACGAATGACCGGAATTCGGATGGCTCGATAGTTTTCCAAAGCGAGACATTTCTACCGGAAAACCCGAATGATGATCTTGTTTACAACTACGATATCCCGCTTAACGTAGACGGGACGATGTACGACTTAGCGCAGTTTACAGACTTTATAAAAACTCAATACCCCATATACATGTTCCGAGAACAGAATTCCCGAAGGGTGGGTGTTATTGACCCAGCGTTGAAAGCTACTGTGGGCGAAGAAGTAAATATCGAAGTAGAAGAAATCCATGAAGAGCCGTCTGTACCCCCGGCAGAGGAGCCTGTCGAAGTTATGGTTAGCGTGTTGGAAATAATCTAGTGGCACGAACACCAACTTTTTACATACTGAAATATGATGCGTTCCCCGAGGAACTTATCGTTAGTGAAGATCTGTCTTGGATAGACCGGAACACCCCGTGGGCTACGGATAAGTTTGAAGTTAGTCAGTCGATGGTTGTCTTGTCGGGAAAAGGTATATTTCGTTTTTCTGACAAAGACGGTTATGGGTATAAAAATCTGGAGGGGGCAATTCTTTTCCCCGGAGATGGGCTCTATGGAAGTCGGGATAATTTTCCAGAGTCTAATGGGAGTTTCAATTTCAAATTTAAAGCCGGTGGGGTAGATACTTATCATAAAGTAAAAGGAGTTGATTCGGATCACGGTCTTGATCTAAACGGACATCTGATCTTTGCTGCCACGGAAGACAACACGCAAATGGCGTGCATTAATAATAACGAAAAAGCTCCACATGAATGTCTCGATTCGATGTATATCCCCGCTGGCGGGAGCAAGACCCTAGACATAGAAGTTGGACAACTTTTGTGTGTTATGAAGGGCACCTGTTCTTTCAACGGGGTTGCTAAAAAAACTAAAGACTGGATAGGTGTTGATGAAAATAAGCCCGTCGTAATTGAGTCTATAGATTCGTGTGTTATCGGGGCATTTAAAAATTCTACGCCATACGCTAATTGGTATATTACATTGTGAGCAACACAATCACAATTGGATGCAGTTTAAGTATATATAAATATCCCTAGAGGGATAACTTATTATGTCAGATCTTGCTGGATTACTAAAAGAACTCGAACAAGTAGCAAAAAATACCAACCTCAAAGAAGTCAAGAACAAATCTCTTGAAGAATCTGTTGCGTCTAAAGATAATGTTTCAAGTCTGTTTGAAGGTCTTGAGGCTGCATACACCGAAACCAGAATAGAAGAAGAAATCGCAAATCGTTTATCTGAAGAAGATGAACAAAAACTTGGTGCGTTCTCTGGATTCATGGAATCCGTCACCGAACTAACAAACCAATCAAACTCTCAAAAAGCAATCGAGGAGTTATTCGCATTGGAATGCTTTTAGATTTGATAACTCGATTTAATAAAATCCTAAATAGTAGAAAGGGATACTAACTATGGCAATACCATCAACAAAAGCAACACTTAAAACCTATTGTCTTAGGGCATTAGGTTATGGAGTGATTGATATCAATGTATCTGACGATCAGGTAGATGACCGTCTGGACGAAGCACTTCAATACTTTGCACAGTATCATTATGACGGTATAGAGAGAATGTATCTGAAACATCAAATTACACAGACAGAAATTGATAGAGCTAAAACAAATGCATCAGTTACTGCAACAGACAAATCTGATGGCTCAATCACCGCAGATTGGTTAGAGGGAAATGGTTATATCCCCATTCCAGATACTATAGTATCAGTTGTACAAGTATTTCCTTTTGACGATTCTTCAACAAACAGTATGTTTGACATTCGGTATCAGATGAGGTTAAATGACTTGTATGATTTTTCTTCTACGTCAATCATTCAATACCAGATGACAATGCAGCACATTGATTATCTTTCTCACATATTGACAGGGGAAGTTCCTATACGATTTAATCAGCATCAAAACCGTTTGTACCTTGATATGGATTGGTCAAACGGTGTTGGTGCAGATGAGTATATCATCATAGAATGTTATCGTAAGCTTGATCCTACAACATGGACAGACATTTATGATGATATATATCTCAAACGATATGCAACTACACTGATAAAAAGACAGTGGGGTGCAAACCTATCCAAGTTTAACGGTGTTCAGATGTTGGGTGGAGTAACGATGAATGGTGCAGACATATTTACACAAGCACAGGAAGAACTACAGAGATTAGAGGAACAAATACAATTGTCGTTTGAAACTCCGATAGATTACATGGTAGGATAAAATGTCAGTCAATAGTATTTTTCATACCAGCAACTCTCATGCGCTAACTACAGAAAAAAATCTCTACAGGGATTTAGTTACGGAGGCCATACAGATTTATGGCCACGATGTTTATTATGTAGACCGCACAACCGTTGCAGTAGACAGCCTCTTAGGTGAGGACTCACTTTCCAAGTTTACTACACAGCATCCAATTGAAATGTATGTGGAAGATGCTGAGGGTGGATTCCAAGGTGAGAAAGAAATTATGTCACAGTTTGGTTTGGAGAATAGAAACGAAATTACTTTCGTTGTATCCAAGCAAAGATTTCAAGAGATGGATAGTCAGATTAATATCGAGGACGGAACCGATACGACAGGAGGTTCTGTTCTACTGGAAGCTGGAAGTATAGATCAAAGTGAAGATTCTTCAACTTTAACATCGATTCAAGGAGATAACAATTTTTATATTCTGATGGATACCACATTAACAGATGCAGACAGGCCACAAGAAGGAGATTTAGTTTATCATCCGATTCTATCTAGAATGTTTGAAGTCAGTTTCGTAGACCATGACGATCCATTTTACCAACTCGACAATAATCCTATTTACAAATTAAGATGCAGACAATACGAATATAGTCACGAAGAAATTGACACAGGTATTACTGCGATTGATGCGATTGAAGGTGATTTGCAAAAAGATTCACTAGAACATCAATTTACGTTGGAGCAGTCATCGGCCACCAACGAAGGAATCAGATTAGAACGTTTAGCTTTAGGAGAATTGTTAGTATTGGATGGAACAGATGGTTCATCTACGGATACAACTGACAATGTTCTTATGGAGAACGATTCAACCTCTGTTGGTGAGAGTATACTACTTGAAGCTGGTGGTTCGGACAGTGAAGATGCGTCATACTTGATACAGGAAGATGTTGTCACTGGTGATTATACCAGTGGCGGTTCACAAGATAAAACTGCACAAAATGAATTATTCGATGAACTGGACGATAACGTTCTTGATTTTTCAGAGAATAATCCGTTTGGAGATGCTGGGAGCACATAATGTTTGATCTAAGAAATATACCAAACCCTAGTAAGGAACAGCTTGCTATAGAGATGGAAGGTATTCCTCAGCATTTTGTTAATTATGTTCACGGTAAATGTGTAGGCGACTACCACAATAATCCAGAACAGCGTAATGCATATATGAAAGAATATCTTAGGATGTATCGTGCAGAGGTGGAAACTTCTAAGCAAAGAGAAAGACGGAGAGAGAAACAAAACTTGTCAGATGCGAAAAGACACAAAGAAACTTATGCCCTAAGAAAGGATGAATATAATGCTAAGAGGCGTGCAGTTTATAAAATGAAAAGGGAGATTATATAATGTTGGGACAGCAGTTCTACCATGAAACTATGCGAAATGTGATTGTTGCATTTGGTACTTTATTTAACAATATACATATGGTTCGCAAAAACAATAGTGGAACTATCGTACAGACGATGAAGGTTCCCCTTGCGTATGGGCCAAGACAAAAGTGGTTGCAACGAATAGACCAAGATCCAAGTCAGGACACCAAGGTTGCGATTACTCTACCACGATTAGGATTCGAGATTCAAAACCTGTCTTACGACACCTCTCGAAAATTAAATCGTGTACAAAAATTTAGAAAGGTTAAATCTAGTGCAGATAAGTCTGGTAAGTTGGACTCGCAGTATATGCCTGTTCCTTATAACTTGGACATCGAGTTATATGCAATGGCCAATCAGTCTGATGATGCACTTCAGATTGTCGAGCAGATACTTCCTTACTTTCAACCCGATTATACTTTGACAATTAAAGACATGACGGATATGGGAATCAAAAGAGATATTCCCATTGTACTCAACAGCATCAGTTACGAAGATAACTATCGAGGTGAATTTACAGAAAGACGAGCAATCATATACACGCTAAGTTTCACCGCAAAGTTTTATTTGTATGGGCCTGTTACATCACAGAGTGTCATCAAGACAGTTCAAGTCGATCAATATACAGACCTACCAGATGCTTCTCCCAAGAGAGAACAGAGATACACTGTTACACCAAATCCAACATCCGCTGACGCAGATGATGATTTTGGATTTAATGAAACAACATCTTTCTTCGAAGATGCAAAAGAATATAATTCTGAAACTGGAGATGATGATACTTCAACTAGTACTAGTGGTATCGGTACATAATGAAAGATGTTGCGAATGTTATTGATGAGGCTCTTGGTGTTATCGATCCTGTAAAAAAGGAAATGTCTGTGGCAACTCATAAAACTATTGTTCCAAGACCCACAGAAAATCTAGAAGACATTGATGCAGACTACAAGTATCAACGAGAAAACTTTTACAATTTGATTGAAAGAGGTTCGGATGCAATTGAAGGTATTCTGGAGATTGCAAAAGAATCAGACCATCCAAGGACGTATGAAGTAGCTGGTAATTTAATTAAACAAGTTGCAGAAGTCGCAGAAAAACTTGGTGACTTGCAAGAAAAAATGAAAAGACTAAAGGAAGTACCCAACACCGCACCGAAGAATGTAACCAATGCACTCTTTGTTGGTTCGACTGCTGAACTGCAAAGAGTACTGAAAGGAAAGTCGGATGCCGGGCCTTGATGCACAAACCGCACAAATCACAAATTTCATTTTGCCTTGGATTGGTATTCTAATCAGTCTGATTGTTGCGATATGGATTAAGGACTTTGCAACAAGTCTTGCAAAAGGATTTAAATTTCGAATGAACAAAGCCTTCAACGAGGGAGACAAGGTTCTTCTTGAAGGTAACGAAGCAGTCATTATAAAAATAGGAATATCCGAAACCGTATTTGGTGTATACTCAGAGAAGGGATATATCTGGAGATATGTACCGAATGAACGTATTGTTATGCTTAAACTTGAAAAAATTATCAATCCTGATTTGCATCTGGATACTGACAAAGAAAAAGCAGAGAAACTTCAAGCTCTTATAGATACGATACAAAATAAAAATATTGATAAAAATCGTGAAGAAATAGAGAATTTGAAAAACAATGCAAAACATCAATAACTATCTGGGTAATCCCAACCTAAAGAAAGCCAACGTACCTGTTGAGTGGACAGAGGAACAAGTTACAGAATATACTAAGTGTATGGACAACCCTCTGTACTTTATTGAAAATTA